CATATAAGACAGAGGGTGAGCATGTCATCAGTGCTGAATCCTTTGGCGAATCATCACCCTACAACACCAAGGCGCCATACCCAGTGGCAATGGCAGAGAAGCGAGCCAAGGCACGCGCCATCCTGCAACTCACAGAGTTCTACCAAGTTGGTGTCTATGCTGAGGATGAATCAGATGACTTCAAGAAGGGCTAAATAAAATAAGTACTTGCGCAATACTTTTTAAGTTATTATATTCGTATTGATTACTTGTAACTTACATAACACAGCCATGACCTACACAAAAGAAGATATTCAACAGATATCTACTTCGATGTTGGACAAGCTTATTGACGATTGCGCAAACAAACGGTCTACGTCATTTGAAGAATATGACTACGGCTACTGGGAGGGCATACGAGAGTTTAAGACCTCGTTAGTCAAAGTCTTGCACCACATGGAAGAGAATGAGTGACCATTACAAAAGGAGAGGGAGAGAGTCTATAGAGATAATCAAAGAATCTCTATCAGAGGAGGCGTTTCGTGGCTTTCTCCTAGGAAACGTATATAAATATCTAAATCGTTATGAATACAAAGGAGACCCCCAAGGAGACCTATACAAAGCAGCAACTTATATCTATGCTCTCATCAGAGTACTTGATAATCCCCAAATCGCAAATCCATTCCAAGAAGAGCTTCAGCACGAACCACCTAAGAATATTTCTGGTTGGGGTTTTTGTCCTAACTGTGGTGATGGCGTGGACACTTGCGTATGCGATAGCGCCTAACACGTTGGTGTAAAGGCAATCATGCCAAAAACCACACGCATCATAGAGGTAACACAAGGGATTACAGGTCCTGTCATAGACAGATTCACCATAGACATTGATGATGATTTGGATTCTGATGAACAAACTCGTATAATCAAGGAAGAAATGAACAGGAGAATAGAAAAAGGAGAAACAAATGGAAGAAACAGCTGAAGAAAGAGTAAAACGATTTGGCATCTCAATTCCTTATGAGGAATACTTTGTCTATGTTTGGTCAGATTTTACGGAGATTTTTGATGAGCACCTTAGGAACACAGTAGAGCCATTCAAATATGATAACATATCTGTTTGCCCAGTAGAAATCTTAAAAAAATGCGAACCAGATAGGTATAGTCATGCGGTTGAGGCTTATGCTGTAGACTTGATTTATAACAAAATGATGCCACAAGAGATGATTGAAAGAATAGAAATCACTAGTTTAGATATTAAAGAGCTAGCTGGTTTGCAGGCATATCCTTAAGCAATATGAAGCACAACAGTGATTTTAAGTTTGACCTAGACATTGGCGTAGAAGCCGAGGGTGAGTTTGGTGCTATCGTGAATAACAAGAGGGTAGAGGTTAAGTACGACAGAAAAGCCCATGAGACTGGCAATGTCTACATTGAGTATATGTACAAGGACAGACCAAGTGGGATATCCCACACTGAGTCAGATGTGTACTGTTACAAGATTAAGGACACCTTTGTGTTAATGGGTACAAACAGTATTAAGGAAAAGATGCGCAGATGGAAGGAGGTATCAGAGCAGAATGGTTGGGACCCAGAACGCACATGGCAGGTCAAGGGTGGTGATTCTGACCAGAGCATCGGTATGTTGATTCCAATACTAGATTTTGTTACATTATGAGTCATCCAAGCAAACAGAAAGGCAACAGATATGAACGAGAAATCGTCAAGCAAGCACAAGAAGCAGGAATCGAAGCCGAGCGCGCATGGGGCTCCAACGGAAGGGCTCTTGGATTTCATGAGGAAGTTGACTGCCTTCTCCATGTATCGGAGGAGCTTAAACTCAGGATACAAGCGAAGGTCAGAAAGAAAATAGCACAACACCTCAAACCTTCTGTATTTGTTGACATGCAGGTCATAAAGGAGGACAGGGGAGAGAGCTTGGCAGTAATTAGATACAAGGATTTGCTAGAGATTCTAGCAATGTTAAACAACAACAAATAAAGGAGGAGACGTGGAAAACAAGCGTAACTTCGTAGGTAACGGAACAAGAGTTGAGGGATATCCCCTTGTGAACTTTTCTGTAAACCTAAGTAAAATCACATCAAATGACACCTTTAAGGGCAGTGACGGAAACACTTATGTCAAGCTCACAATAGGTGAGAAAAGGGAGGCTCCAGACCAGTACGGAAAAACACACTCTGTATGGGTTGACGAGTACAAACCCGAGGAGAAGACAGATGCACCTGCTCCAGCAAAGCAAACAGCAGATGCACTGCCGTTCTAATGGAAGATAAACTTACCACCAACTTTTATAGAGGTGAGTTTGAAGAGGAGGGGTGTGATGTTCGCATCGACCCCTTCCTTCCAAAAATCTGCCAAGCCATACGTAACGCATGGGGTGCACCAGTATACATCACCAGTGGTGTGCGTAGCCCAGAGCATAACATCGAGGTCGGTGGCGCACCCAACAGTTCCCATCTTAGAGGGCTCGCTGTTGATATAAGCGACAACAAGGAAGGACAGATGCTGTCATCCAAGTTTCGTTATGTGGTCCTTGACACACTAATGAGCATGGGCGTGCGAAGAGTAGGTATTGCAGAGACATTTATTCACTTTGATGTAGATAAAGAGAAGGGGCAAGATGTCATCTGGACATACTAGAAAACGACCAAAGGTTATCATAACAGATAACAGGAACACCTACGCTACCAATAACATAGAACAAGTATTGAATACCTCTAATACCTTGGGTATATTGAGTCTTATCTCAATACTAACTGTAAATGTCAGACCTATGTTAACTTGGTTAAAAGAACGACTCACTGAAAAATCAACCTTCCAAGGTCTTATTGGACTAATGGGTGCTATCGGTATGACCGTAAACCCAGAGATGATAGAGTCTATCGTGGCGTTAGCTGTTTCCCTTATCTCTGTTATAGAAATTACGAGAAAAGAGAATGGCAAAGAAGAAACAAGCAACTAAATCGGTTAGGGAGTATTCCAAAGAGATTGCCCACTACTTAGGCATCGTTTGGGATGAGTCCTTTTATCAGCACCTTAACAGGGTTGTAAAGGGCGAAATGGAACCCACACCAGAAGAAAAACAAGCCTTCGAACTGTGGGAGCAAACCGAAGCCAATCCACATGAACTAGCGGCTCAGTTACAAGTAATCAAAGGGCATAGACGTTCACTGGAGAGACTCAAGCGTTACGTGCAAAGCGGTATATATAATACCCCACAGACAGTAAAGATTATTGACAAGCTCTTAATGGCTTTAGGGTAGCCTTCCTTCTCCCTACCCAGAGGGGCAGGTTTCGTCTCCATTCCTGCCCCTCACTTTTTTACTTAATGGAGACATAAACAAACGGAGACAACATGATACAAGAACTAATTACTGAAATCGCTGACCACTTTGAATGGTCATCTTTTGATACAGAAGATGGTCGCATGAGCGGAAAGCAAATACGCGAACGTGGCTACAGCTATGATGGGTTGCGCTTTGAATTACTTGCCAACTTCATTATGGATAAGGGCTACGACCAGAGAATAAAAGAAAGTGTTGATACGTGTATGGAAGGTAGCGTGTTCACACCCTCTATCAATGAACACAGATACGTGATGGTTCTTCTGTGCAGCCAACTAAACATCCTACCAGAGATTATTATTACCCATGTTTGACAATCAGATTGACGAGGACTTAGAGTACAATCTCCTCGGCACTGTTGTCAACCTACCTGAGTACAGATATGTCCTAGACACACTAGAAAGGGATGATTTTGCCAATGAGTACCACAAGGAGTTGTTTAGACGTGTGTCTAACAATGAGGTCCTAAAGACAGAAGACTACGACTACGTAAGAAACGCCTATGTGCCTAAGCCAGAGAATGCTGCCGCACAACTGTCAGAGTTATCAAGAGGGCGCAAGTTATTCTACCTAGTTGCTGATGCACACACAGCATTGCGAACAGGTACCCCTGCTGATAGCATTTATAAGAAACTCAAGGATAGTTTCGAGTCCCAGAAACAAACAACTATAGACACCGCCTCTGTAGGAGAAAGTATCAGTGGCATGCTTATAAACATTGATAGGGTCCGTCAAGGCGAGATACAACTTGGCATACGCACTGGTCTTGACTTTGAGAAGCACCTGTCTGGATTCGAGAAGGGCAAACTCTACATTGTGGCTGCACGTCCTGCCATGGGTAAGAGTGCGTTCGCCCTAGAGATTACCAAGAGGGCTGCAGAGGCAGGGCATCCTGTTGGGTTTATGTCCTTAGAGATGGGGCATGAGTCCCTTTCACTGCGACTACTTACCAGTCTCACAGAGATTGATGGCAAGAGCCTAAGGCTTGGAGAGTTTGGCGATGATGCCTATGAGAAAATTGTGGACAAGTGCAATAAGTTATCCAATCTGCCCATTTACTTCGATGATAACTCCTATGTCACAGCAGAGAGTCTACGTATCAAGGCAATGGCAATGAAGAGAGCACACAACATAGAGATGTTGGTCATCGATTACCTACAACTCATGACTGGGACCAATGACTCAAGAGAGCGTGATATTGCAGAGGTCTCACGCATGTGTAAGGTTATCAGTAAAGAGCTTGATATCCCAGTGGTTGCTCTTGCCCAACTTAACAGAGGCGTAGAGATGAGAGATAACAAACGTCCACGTCTGTCTGACCTTCGTGAGTCTGGCGCCATCGAGCAAGATGCTGATGCGGTCATGTTTTTGTACCGACCAGAGTATTATGGTATTGAACGATATGACGAAGACCAAGAGATTCTAGGAGAGAGTACCAAAAATATCTGTGAGGTCATCATTGGTAAAAATCGTGATGGCGAAACAGGTATTACACAGCAGGTTTTTATCCCAGAACTCATGCAATTCAAGAATAAATCAGAGCATA